TGTCATTAAGGATGAGTCTCGTGTTTCTTGCGAATATCTCGCATACATGATGACTAACCTAACAAACCAGATGTTGGAGTTGGCAAGTGGAGGCACTTTCAAAGAAATTTCCAAAACCAACTTCGTGTCATTAAGTATTCCTCTTCCACCAATCGAAATACAGCAACAGATTGTCGATGAATTAGAGGGTTATCAGAAGATTATTGATGGGTGCAGACAGGTTGTTGAGAATTACAAACCAACCATCGACATTGACCCTTCATGGGAAACCAAGTCACTCGAAGAGATTAGTGAAGACTTCTCGAATGGTCTCAATTTTTCTAAAGAACAGGTAGGGCAAGGAAGTCGGTTCGTAAATGTAAAAGACCTCTTTAATCACAACATAATCGTTGAAGATAGTTCTTTGAAAAGAGTCCAAGTATCCGATAAGGAACTCTCAAAAAAACGATTAAAAAAGGGGGATGTTCTCTTTGTTCGGTCATCAGTCAAGTATGAGGGTGTGGGGTATACAGCAATAATTGACGAATTATCCGAAGATACTGTGTTTGCAGGTTCCATTATCAAAATGTCACCGAGTCTAAATATAGTTAATCCCTTCTACCTAGGGGCACTCCTGAGAACACCGACATATCGCAACATCATAGTCTCTTTAGGTAATCGTGTAACGATTACAAATATTTCTCAAGACAGCATTAAATCAATAAAGGTTCCTGTCCCATCACTAGAAGAGCAAAATAAAATAGTGTCTGGTCTCAAAGAGGAAATGACATTTATTGAGGGTAATCGAACATTGATGGAATCATTCTCCCAAAAAATCCAAGACAGGATTAGCAAGGTTTGGGGTGAATAAAGTTCGATAAACCTTACGGTGTCTCTATTGCATTTATAGATTAGGGAACACCGTCAGTTTTAAGGGGGGGATTTGGTTGAACTTCGCGCCGTGAAGCCGGGGAAGTATCAGGGCCGTTGGATTGCCGAGGTCTGGCACAACGGAATCAACCTGTCTGAAGCCCTTAAATCAGAGGGGCTAGGCAGGGATTATCGCGGGGGGAAACGAAAGGGGTGGTGTGACTAGCGGCAGAACTCGTCCATAGCCATATTATGACTGACGATCTGCTCTGCTGTTCGCCGTGTTAGGTCATCATCCTCACTTGGGTTAATCTTCTTTACCCAACCGCACCCTGTCCCGTGCGCGGAGCATCCGCTTAAGACGATCCCGCAAATCAGTATCAGACATGCCAGATACCTTCTCGTCGATTTCGTTCCGCCTGTTTGCGTGTTCTGATTCATCCTCAGCTATATCCTTTTCCGCCTCGGCTCTCCCCCAAGCCTTGAGCGCATAGACCAGCGCACCAAGGGCAAGGGACAGAAGGCCAAAGAACAGCCAAGCCATTAGTCTTGTGTGATAGCGGCAACAAGGCCAGCCACGGCAACCCCAGCCGACACGATAGCGGCGGTCTGTTCGGGGCTAATGCCGACACCTATCGCTGTAAGGGCTGAAACAAGGCCCATCCAGGTAGAGCGTTCGCTTAAGCGATCAAGAATCCAGTCCATCATCTTCTTTTTCCTTTATTGTGCGTAAAATATGGCCCCTTGTGCAAATCGACGGGGGTTCGGCGGGTATTGAACAGCCAACCTCAGTAACCACGGCGGCGGCTATGGTGGCAGCACAACCACCAACCAAAACGACAACCGCCCCCACGGTGAATATGAGGGCGATAGGTCCAACCAATGCGTATTTGATTAAGTGCTTCAGCATTTCAGCACCTTCCGTTTTTTAATCTGTGTCTTGGGTATGGTTATCTCCCCAAATCCCATATCCCTGTCCATGTGAGGGCAGAGAGTTATGTGGGCGGGGGTTTCGGATAAAAGCCACCCCACCGATTGAATAAGCGGCAGGGTTTGTTTTTTTAAATCAGTAAGGGGCGTCCAGTCTGGAGAGCCACCCACAGCGTCGATCCAGTCAATGAGGAGGAGTTTCACTTGCTTTTTATCCAATTTTCGGCCATAATCTCCACGTTGCTGCTTAGGCTTCTAATCTGCGAAAGGATTAAAAATGTCACACTTTACCCCCGAAGAAATGATCGCCCACGCTAAGGCTTGGATAGCCGCCGATGCACATCGCATGGCAAGCAGGCCCGACGGATACCCAAAAGCCGCATGGCGGGAGGCTAACCCGATAAGCCTGCCAAACTCATTTGAAGCCGAGGACTTGAATTACAAAACACGGCCATCGCGGGTTCTCTCTTTCGACTGCAACGGAACGCCATACGATTTATGGGTGTGGCGACTCGGGAAATCCCCCCAATGTATTGAACGGATTAACCTTCGCGGCCCGGATGCGTCGGAGCGTTTGGCTCGGTATTATTCAAAGGAATCCAAATAGGCTTTCTTAATTAAGGCAATAACTTCTGCCGGGGATTCGTTGCCTTGCAAAATAATCTCGTCATTCCAGCGGGGGCCACCATAGTTTTCCCTGGCATACATTCGCTGGAGCGTTTCCGGCAATTCATGGTCTGAAATGCGGATTTCGAAATCTCCGTTTGGAGAAACTAGATAACGGCTGGACATGCGCCCGGAGTTTCCCTTGGAGGCATGGCGCATAGTCCACCCCTCTTTCTTGAGAATGCGGGGGGCTGCTTCCATGTTTGCCCTGTTAATGGCCTGGGATGCACCATAACCACCCATTACGCCACGCCGCACATCTTCTGCAAATTTATTATTCCAAAGCGGGCCTATAATAGAGTCCGCCTTTCTTTCCCTTCTTATGTCGTCAAGTCGGCTCGACCTCCAACGCCTACTCAACTCCAAAGGGTCGAGGGATGGATTATAAGGCTTGTTATTTGAGCGCTGCTGCTGCTTCAGCATTATATTGTCAAATTCTTCAGCAATATCGCTTGAAGGCCCATCAAAAACTCCCTCACGCCTCAAAGTCTTGGCTGCGGTTTTGGGGTTAATTACGCCCCTTTTCCCCTCTTTAGCCAAAAGCCCCAAAGCCTTGGGATGGATCGCCCCACCCATAGCCAACGAGCCAACTGGCGCACTTGCCGCACCAAACGCACCACCAAGCCCCGCGACACCAAAAGCCGAACGCCTTGCCCCTTCTTCCATCGGGACTTGTCCAGTAACGGATTCCTCGTATGCCTTCACAGGATCGGCCAGCATTTGCGCGACCAGCCCACCCCACAGTTTTGCGGTATCCTTGACCGAAAGATTATCATCGGCGTTCCACGGCATTTCCGGGGCGCTCTTTGCGCCTTTCAGCCATGAAACCAACTGTTGATCGTAAAGGGACTGCATAAGCGGCGTTTGACGCATGTATTCAACGGGATCGTGGCCCTTGTAATACTCCCCCTGAATTAACGCTTTCGCCAGCTTGTTATCAGGAGGCGGCCCCTGCCTTGCCTGATCCATGAGGTTCCGCGCAAGCCGCCGCGTGATTTCACTCACTAATCAATATCCTTGTAAAACTTATGCCCCCCAATGATCCGGTTCGGCATTTTGCCCTTGGCCCATTTGGGATGAGAATTGATGGTGCAGTAATGTGTCGCTGCGTCCGTCGGGTCAGGGGTTATCCCCGCCATGCAGAAGGCAGCTATCTTGACGCACCTTCGGAACTGTTTATCTGTCGGGCCGACAAGATGGAGTTTGGCCCTGTTCGGGTCGTTGGGGAGCCAACAAGAGAACTGCCAAGCCTTCAAACAGACGGAGCGAATATCGTGGTCTGGTTCGCTCCACCAGCCGGGACGACTAACCCGGTTTAAAATCACATGGGCGCAAGCTGCTACCCCCTCGTCTGATTCGCCTCTGGCCTCTCCATATAGGGTCTGACCAAAAACCTTCATGTCGTCATGGTTCATTTAATTTGTTTCACCAAGTCCTTTATCATGTTGATTTGTTGCTGTTTGGTGATGGGGATTTCCTCCAGCACGGCATGGTTACGGGCGATAACCAGACGGAAATCCTCTCCGTCACCTGAGAAGAAAGCAAGGGGCTTCATACGTGGATTACCTCCCCCCGGAATGTCGCCATGTTTTCCTTCGTTACATGCACGACTTCCGGCCACAGCAATTCTCCGTCCTTGAATGTTAAAACAGCAAAGCCGCTTATCCAGTTTTTCGGGTTGTCCTCGGTGTAATCCACGAATTGAGGGCCGTCAGGCTCCGCGAGAGTCCCGCAATCAACACCCCACCTTGTTCCCGTGTAGTCCGTCCAGGGGGTGACTTTCAGGGAGTGCAGGTGGCCCGTGACCATCGACTTGCCGGAAGAAAGCGCGTTGTTGTGGGTGGCGTGAACCCCACCCTTGAAGCGATGTTTTATGACCACTTCATTGTTGATCCAGACAGACCAGCACGGCTCCCAATAAGGGAAATGGTCCTTCAGATGAACGCCATGAATCTTGGCGTATTCCGGGGCGACATTCGCCAGTCTGGTTTCAAATCGCCCGTCATGGTTTCCGAGCGTCCAGATGCGTTGTGCTTTCGGGGCGGCTTGTTGAATTTCATTTAGGCGGTCTTGGCAGGATTCCAGTTCTTCAATCAGGGCGGGCTTATCTTCCCACCCGATTGAGGGGTGCCTTGAGACTGTCGCACCATCGAGAACATCACCATTCATAATAACGGCGCGGGGGTTTAACTCACTTGCAAACCTGACGAAAGCCCTGTGAGCAGTAGATATTTCTCCCGGCCAGTAATGGGCGTCTGACCCGATGAGAACCGTCCCGTTTTTTATGGTCAGGGGTTGCCTTGCCGGGTGTTCAATTCCTGTGCGGGTGGTGTCGTTTGGCCCCTTGATCTGGATTGAAAGTTTCTTTTCCAGGTTGGCCCGCCTGGAATAGACATTACGGACATTTAGTTTAAGGTGGTCCGCTAAAGCCTGCGCCCC